GAGAACAAAGCATCGTTGATTTAGATTTAAGAACAAGTGGAATTTCAACGGGAAAAAAATCATTTTTCAATTTAGAAGTTAATCTATATGTGAAATCTCAATTAGATTTTAAATCAAAGGATGTAAAGGAATCGGTCAAAAACATCGTAAAAACTATCTTCAAAGAAAACATTTCGAACAACAAATACTTCAGTTTTTCCTTAACTAAAAAGCCTGAGGTTAATAAAGTTGACTGACCAATATATTTATCTAAAAAACCTTAATGAAGAATTTAAGAATATTAGAGGCTAACGAACTTGGTCATGGAATTTTAATAGAAATGGACGCAGGTTACGTTTCACCAAAAGATGAAAAAAATATAAAAGTTTTACAGGAGGCCGCTAACTTGGATTATAGAAATCCATTTGAGTTCTACGCTGTATTACAGAAGTATGATACCCCCAACAGAAACGGAAGATTCTACCCTGAAAGAATTCTAAAAAGAGAAGCAGACAATTACAAAAAAATTATCTCTAAGGGTCTTTCAACATCAGAGTTGAATCACCCTGAATCATCACTTATAGATTTGGACCGTGTATCACATTTGATTACTGATATATGGTGGGATAAAAATATCCTTATGGGTAAATTAAAATTACTCACAACACCAGGTTTTCACGAAAGAGGTATTGTATCATCAAAAGGTGATGTTGCAGCTAATCTTATGAGACAAGGTGTAACCTTAGGAATTTCATCTCGTGGGGTGGGGTCACTTAAAAAGGTTGGTGAAAGAAATGAAGTACAGGATGACTTTGAATTAATTTGTTTTGATTTGGTTTCATCTCCATCAACACCAGGAGCATACCTTTTCACCAATGCGGACGATAGGTCAAAGTATGAAGAGAATTTGGATGAGGAAAAAAAGAATCGTGAAAAATCGTCTGAACCAATGGACAAATCTATTGACTTGATGAAAAAACTTACTCATTATTTAGGAAAATAATTATATGGACGAAAAATATTTTGTTGCTAAAATTCAGTATGAACTTCCTGATGATAATACAGGAAAAATTAAAAAGATTAGAGAGGAAAAACTTGTAAGGGGTTTTTCAGTCACGGATGTTGAGGCTAAAGTTACAAAAAGATATGAATCTTTTTCATACGATTGGAGAATAACATCAGTATCAGAGAGTAAAATCGACGAGGTAATAGAAAAGTAAAAGTGGTCTAAAGACCACTTTTTTTATTTAGTAACATATTTATAAAGAAAAATAATATGTTATTTACTCTATCATATAAGAACAGTTCGAACGAACAATCTACTGTAAATTTAAGTGGTTCGAACATGTCTGCAGCAATTTTATATTGTGATGCAAATAATTTCACTCCTATACAAATAGTTCTACAGAACGTAATTTTATTGACTAACAACCCTTCATCTCCAAATTGTTATTTGGTTATTTTGAAAGATTCTACGACCGAAGCAACTTCAGGTTATATCATTTACGACACGTATACAAACATTGAAACTTGGATAAATTCCCAAACAAATAAGATAGTAACCACTATATCTCTCCAAAATAGAGCTTTTGTACAAGCCTAAAATAAACTTTTCTCTATTGGACACTATTTATAGAGTAAAATAATATATTTTCTCATGCAAGAAAACAAAAATTTAGTTGAAGAGGCGCTCATTCAAATGAAAAATGTTGAAGAGGCTATCGCCGAAAATGCAAAAGGAATACTTGCTTCTACTATGAAGGAAGAAATCAATCAATTAGTAAAAGAATCTCTTTCGGAACAAGATGACGAAATGGAGGTTGATGCAGAGGTAGACATGGACATGGATGACGAAGAGTTAGACATGGATATGGATGCTGATAATGAGGAAGACATGGACATGGAATTAGATATGGACATGGATTCTGATGAAACTCCAATAGATTTAACTGACGCTTCCGACGAGGAAATTCTTAAAGTGTTCAAGGCTATGGGTGAAGAAGATGGTATCATCGTTAAAAAAGACGGTGAAGATATTCATCTTTCTGATACTAATGCAGACACAGAATATCTTGTTAAGCTTGGTGAGTCTGAAGAAGACAAAAATTTAGAAGAAATGGAAATGGACGAAATGGAAAACATGGATACACAAAGTGTAATCGATGCAATTTTTTCGAATGATGGTAACATCGAAGACGACCAAGAAATGGAAGACGACGAAGAAGTCATGTATGAAATCGAGTTTGAAGACGAAGATTCTGACGAAATGATGGAAGAAGATGATGACGAAGATTCTGACGAAATGATGGAATCAGATGATGATGAAGATTCTGATGAAATGATGGAAGAAGATGACGACGATGATTCTGATGAAATGATGGAAGAAGAAGATGACGAAGAACTCGAAGAAGATGACGACATGTTGGATGAAGCATACGACCACAAGAAGGTAAAAAAATCCGAAACGAAAGAGGGCAAAAATATGTCTGTAAAACCTAAAGGTGTTGGAATGGGTAAAGCTAAATTCTCGTATAAGAAACCATCAGGTGGTTTCAGTGAGGACAAAAAAGAAGGTCCTAAAACTATGGGAACTGGCAAACCTAAATTCGAATACAAGAAAGGTGAAAATATGGGAGGTAAAAACAAAGTTGTAAAAAAGGCTGAAACTAAAGAAGCAGCAAGAACTTTGGGTAACGGAACAAGAAATTACGCTAAGAGAAAAGGTTCTCTTCCAAAATTAAAAGTAATCCCTAACAAGGCGATTAAGGAAGGTTTCCAAGATGACGCAGCAGAAGTTGCTATGTTAAGAGAAAAGAACGAAGAGTACAGAAAAGCATTGAATGTTTTCAGAGAAAAACTCAATGAAGTTGCAATCTTCAATTCAAACTTAGCATATGCTACAAGATTGTTTACAGAACATTCAACAACCAAAAAGGAGAAAATAAATATCCTTAGAAGATTTGACGATGTTGAGTCTTTAAAGGAATCAAAATCTCTTTATAGGTCAATCAAAGACGAGTTAGGTAAGACTGAAACTAAGTCTATCAACGAATCAGTTGAAAAGAAAATTAACAATACTGTATCATCAGGCTCAGCGGTTAATTTAATTGAATCTAAAACTTATGAGAATCCTCAGTTCTTAAGAATGAAAGATTTGATGAGCAAATTAGGTTAAAAAAAATAAAATAAATAAAAACTAAAAAATACTCAAAATGGGAGCATTATTAGAATCAGGTCTTGTTGGTAACATCGGTCTTAAGCACCTTAAAGTTATCAAAGAAGACACAATCAACAAATGGGACAAATTAGGATTCTTAGAGGGTCTTAAAGGTCACATGAGAGAGAACGTAGCACAACTTTATGAAAACCAAGCTTCTCACTTAATCAACGAAGCTTCATCTACATCTGATACAGGTGCATTTGAAACAGTGGTTTTCCCTATCGTTAGAAGAGTTTTCTCTAAATTATTAGCAAACGATATCGTTTCAGTACAAGCAATGAACTTACCAATCGGTAAATTGTTCTACTTTGTACCTAACATTCAAAGTTACGACCCAGCTGCAGCAGCAGGTCTTAATCAACACTTTTCACCATACGGTGCACCAAATGGTCCAGCATCTCCAAATGCAGGATACAACTATAACGAAGGTAGAGACCTTTATGATAGATTTTATGAAGGTAACGAACCAGCGTTAGACCCACCAGGTTTATTCGATTATTCAAAAGGTTCTTTCACTTCTATAACTTCAGCTATAACTTCAGTTGTAACTGCACAGTGGAACAACACAACTTTGAATCTTGAACCAGCGGCTTATGGTGTAACTACAGATAATCCTACTTCAAACTTTAGAAAAGTATTAGTTATCATGAGTGGTTTTGCATCTACTGGAGCTGGAAAGCTTATCGGTCCTGATGGTAACCCAATTGATACTGAATCATTCCTTTCAGATTTAACTATCTATGGTGTTTCTTCAAACACTACAACAGTAGGTGGTGGTCCTTACTTATTTAGAGTTGTAACTCAAAGATATGGTAAAGGTATCGTTCAATACGGTAACAACAATGCAACTTCAGTATTCCCTACTGATTTAACAGATGGTGGTCAGTACGACAACATTTGTGATGTTAACGGTGATATTTATCTTGAAATCGACCTTCAAGTTCCAGTATGTATCACATGTGGTGGTTCAATGGACGGTTATACAGGTTCAACATTCTCTTCTTCTACAGCGTCTAACAACGCGTTCTCAGCAACTTATAGATTATATAAGAACTTGGAATTCGAAGATAAAATTGGTGAAGTTTCATTTGACCTTATGTCTGTAACAGTTTCAGTTACTGAAAGAAAGTTAAGAGCACAATGGTCTCCTGAAATGGCACAAGACGTTGCAGCATTCCATAACATCGACGCTGAAGCTGAATTAACAGCTTTATTGTCTGAGCAAGTTGCGGCTGAAATCGATAGAGAAATCTTGAGAGACCTTAGAAAAGGTGCAGCTTGGAACTTAAGATGGGATTACAACGGATGGAAGAGATTAGGTGGTTCAGCTCAACCATACACTCAAAAAGACTGGAACCAAACGTTGATTACAGCAATCAACCAACTTTCAGCTCAAATCCACAAATCAACTTTAAGAGGCGGTGCAAACTGGATTGTTGTATCATCTGAAATCTCTGCGATTTTCGATGACTTAGAATATTTCCACGTTTCAAACGCAGCTCCTGAGCAAGACCAATACAACATGGGTATTGAAAGAGTAGGAACTCTTGCTG